TTTATCATACACTTTTTTTAAAATTGACTTGTTACAACCTTTTGATAAAAGAATTTTTATTTTTACATCTAGTAATATTTTTTCAGCATTTATAAAACTATCAATTACGTTGAGTCTTATTCTATCAACTACAGGTGGTTTAAATGGTTTAGTATCATAAGAAATTCGTAACATGTTTTATTTTAAATAAAAATCATTTATTTAAAATTATATTTATACTTAAAATCTATACTAAACCTACAATACAACTTTACTTCTTTGGTAAATTTTTTGTTGTCGATAAAAATATTACTTTTTGACCAGATTGCGGATTTGTCCATACTTGAAGTTCATCTTTAGGAATAAATTCCTTTGCATTGATATTTGGAATCCACTTTGATTTTGTTAGTTTTCTGTTAAACATACTCTTTTGAAAAATCTTATTTTTTTATATGGAAAAATTCAATTTTTTACGAAAATGAAAAATTGAATTTTTATTTTTAAAATGTTTTTAAATATTCAAACAACATGGAAAAAAACTGCCTATTTTCTTATTATTTCTTTATTGATGAAAAAGAAGAGAATGTAACATGTATAAGAATTTATGGACTGACTGAAGATAATCGTAACGTTTGTGTCATTGTAAATGATTTCACTCCTTACGTATATATCGAATTACCTGATGATATAAAATGGGATACTACAAAAGCACAATATCTTTCTAATCAAATTGATAAAATGCTTGGTGAACATAAGCCTATCAAAAAAAGTTTAATGATGAAACATCGTTTATATTATGCACATCTTAATAAAGATGGTACACGAAAATTATTTCCATACCTTTTTTGTTGTTTTTCAAGTAAAAATGATATCAGTATGCTTACCTATCGGTTGAAAAGACCTTTGAATGTTCCAAATGTTGGAAATGGTTTAGTTTTGAAAGTTCACGAATCAGATGCTGATCCTATACTTCAATTAACTACTTTTAAAGATATACCTACGGCTGGTTGGATTAATTTTGCTGGTAAAAAAGTTGAAAGTACTGACAAAGTCACATTATGTGATTTAGAATATAAAGTTAGTTGGAGAAATTTGGCTAGAATGGACAAGCAAACGCTAGCGAATCCAAAGATTATGGGATTTGATATTGAAGTCAATTCATCGAATCCTTCAGCTATGCCGAAAGCTGAAAATCCCGGTGATAAAATATTTCAAATTTCTTGTGTTTTCTCAAGAGAAGGAGATGAAGAGAAAGACTATAAAAAATATCTACTCTCATTAGGTAAACCAGACCCAAAATTAGTCGGTGATGGAGCATTGATATATTCTTATAAAACAGAATCAGATTTATTGGTTGGATTTACAAAATTACTTAGAAAAGAAAACCCGAATGTTTGTGTAGGGTATAATATTCTTGGGTTTGATTTACCGTATATGATTGCACGAGCAAAATCTGAATGTACATCTTTTTGTATTAGTGAATTTGACAAGATGGGTTTTCATAAGTATAATCATTCAAAGGAAAAAATAATCAAATGGTCATCTTCTGCATATAAAAATCAAGAGTTTAAATTACTTGATGCTGAAGGTAGATTATTTGTTGATCTTTTACCATTGATTCAACGAGATTTCAAAATGGACAATTATCGTTTGAAAACCGTATCAGAGTATTTTTTGAAAGATGATTCCAAAGATCCTTTAAGCGTTAAAGGTATTTTTAAATGTTATAGAATTGGTACTAAAAAAGAAAAAGATGGAACTTATAGTCAAAAAGCAATTAAGGCTATAAGTCAGGTCGGAAAATATTGCGTGCAAGATTCAGCCTTGGTAGTAAAGCTGATGGATAAATTACAAAGTTGGGTTGGTTTATGTGAGATGGCAAAAACAGTCGGGACAACGATCTTCTCTCTATATACTCAAGGACAACAAATAAAAGTTTACTCTCAAGTTTATGCTTATTGTTTTAAAAATAATATGGTTGTTGAGAAAGATGGATATGTCACAAAAGATAATGATCGATATGTAGGGGCTCATGTGTTTCCACCAGTTCCAGGAATTTATGACCGTGTACTTCCCTTCGATTTCTGTTTAACTGGAGATACTTTGGTAACACTTTCAAATGGGACATCAAAGCGAATAGATCAAATGAAAAATGATGATCTGGTTTTGGGATTTAACAAAAAAGGTTTTGAAAACTTTAAGTTCATCAATGGTTTACAAAAAAAAGGTTTAAAAGAAACTATTAAAATTTATCTACAAGATGGAAGAACTATATCTTGCACACCTGAACATAAATTTATGTTATATGATGGAACCTGGTGTGAAGCTAAAGATTTAAAAAATAAAGAAGTTATGTGTGGAATAGAATATCCGGAAGATATTTCATATGATAATGAAAAAGATTGGGTTCTAGAAGTTGATGGATATACTTTTAATATGAAAAATGAAGTTGAAAGAGAAAAGACTTTGGCTTTTTCAAGAATGTTAGGTTATATACTATCAGATGGAAGCATATATGAAAGTAATATTACAGAAGGATTTTGTATTTACTGTAATAAAGTAGTTAATTCTGATTACGCTTTAAATCTCCACTATGATACGAAATCTTGTAAAAAAAATCAAATGTATTTTAATGGAAAAACGTTTGAAGAAATTAAAGAATATTATGAAAATAATGATAGGATAAAATCAAATTTAAAACCTGACAGGCGGTTTAAAAAAAATGGTGGTAGCAGCAATAAACGACCTATAAATATTTATCAAATATTTAGTAAAGTTGAATACAGTAAAATATCTATTGAAAAGCCCGGACTAAAAAGCAAAGATATTTTCAAAGAATTAGGTATAAGATGGAATATTATTAAAAATAATGAAGAAGAACTAAAAAAGTATGAGATTCTCATTCCTAAAGATCAAGATGAATCTTTAAAAAGTGTTAAAATAAATAAGGATAAAAAGGATAGGAAAAATAAAAAATCGTGTTATCTTGTTTTTATGACGGATGAGATTGACAAAATTAAAATAGAATTTCCTGATATTAAAAGTAAGGAAATAAATAAAGAATTATCTCAACGATGGAAGATAGCTAAAAATAGTAAAAATATTATGACTTCACTTAATGAAAAAATACAAAAAACAGACTACAATTATATACAAAAACCAAGTGATAAAGAAAAACCGAAATCTGGATACTGGTACTATTATAAAAATGAAGTTAATAACTTAAAAATAACGAACCCATTACTAAACAATAAAGAAATAGTGAAATTGTCTTATGAAATATGGAATGATCTCAAAAAAGATAAAACAAACAAGTATCATATAATGTCAAATAATCTTAAAATTGAAAATATAAAAAAAACAAGTGAATATGTTGAGAACGAAATTATTGCTCCTAAAATTAATATTCATCAAAGATCCGAGGCTTGTTTTGGAACATTAATAGACGCAGAGAATTTCAAAAAAGATATAATTAAACTTTGTAATAAAGATGTAATTATTAGGAAAAGAGATAGTGATGATGTGGAAAGAAAAAAGAAAGGTATTACTTTTTGTTTAAATATACCACAATCTGTATCGAAAATGCTTCATTCGCTGAAAGATATTGTAATAGGAAAAAGAGCAACTCAAAACATGAAACTTCCCTATTTTCTTCTTGATAAAAATTGCCCAAACTCTATTATTAAATCGTTTTTAGGAGGTTTGTATGGGGGTGATGGTTCGTGTCCATCTCTATCAAAACATTCTTTTTCTAATATAAAGTTTGAATGGACAACAACTGAAAATTGTATCGATAGTATGAAAGAAACTTTCGAAAATTTAAAAAAAATGCATCAAAAAATAGGTATAAACGTGAACGTTCATGATCCTTATTTAGTTGTATATAAAGAAAATTCTATAAAACCCAAAGATTTTAATGAAAATAAAAGATACAAGATATATTTAACCATATCAACCAACGATACTTTAAAATTTAATAAAGAAATTGGATTTGTTTATTGTGTTAATAAAAATTATAAGGTAAACATAGCCTCATCTTTTAAAACATTTCATTCAACCAATAAAAAAACAAATTCTAAATGTTATATTACAAATATTGGTGTTGAAAAATGGTTCGAATCTAAAATATATATAGTTAAAAGCGATGATCAAACTATACCTTATTATAAACAAAAAATACTTAAAATTGAGAATAATGGTTTACAAGAAGTTTATGATATTGAAGTTGAAACAGTTCATAACTTTTTAGCTAATGGTATAGTTTCTCATAACTGTAGTTTATATCCCACAACTTAAGTAAAATGGGTTGAAAAAGGTAACTTTAAAAGAGTGATTACCTAGTCTTAGTATACATATATTAAGGCAAGACACCTTATAATGACGGGGACACCCTTAGAGCTCTAACTACCACCTTTATTCGGAAACTTATAAAGGGAACACGGTTAATAACCGTACCCAATGGTAATAAAGTTAGAGATTGGGCAATCCGCAGGTAAAGTATCTAAGTCCGATATGATTAGGATATGATACTCCTTCAACGACCGAGTGTATACTTAAGTTTTAGTATGCCACGGGTGTCGGTAGATAATGATAGTCTAATCAACTTGAATCTGCTTAAGATACAGTCTAGTCCTCTGTGAAAACAAAGGTATAAACGATTATAGCTTATAATATTGATTTTTCGACATTAGTGACAGATGAGTCAATTCCAGACAGTAAATGTAATGTAATGAAATGGAAAGATTGTTATGCCTGTGTTCACGATCCAAAAGTTATTAGAAAAAATAAGCTCACAACTTATATAGATTCGGTGAAAAAAGAATTAACGGAACTTAGAGAAAGAAGAGATAAGAAAAGTAATAAATTCTGCAGACAAGAGATTATTCATGAAATAAACAAAAAAGTAGAAGATTTGAAACCTTACATAGAGGAAAGATCTCAATTATCTAAAACAATTTCTAAAAATCCAATGTGTGAAGAAAGATATTTTAGATTTTTAAAAGAACCTAAAGGTGTTATTCCGACAATGCTTCAAAACTTATTAGATGCTCGTAAACATACTAGAGTAGGTATAAAAGAAAATAAAAAAGAGATAGACAAAATTTTAGAAATAAACGGAGATAAGAAGAAAGTCAATCAATTAGCAATGATGAATAATGTTTTAGACAAGCGACAATTGGCTTATAAAATTTGCGCTAACAGCATGTATGGTAGTTGGGGTGTAAAAAAAGGATATTTACCATTCATGCCTGGAGCTATGTGTTTATTAGGTGATAGCCTGATTTCGCACTCATTTGGATTCACAAGAAAAATGAAAGATTTGGTAAAAACTGATAATTTGTGGTCTTATAACAACAACGGACAAGTTGTTTCTAATGGAAAAGGTTTAATATATAAAGGTAAAAAAGAGATAGTAAGAATAACTTTAATTGATGGAAGAATATTGAAGTGTACTCCAGATCATAAAATAATGACAACAACCGGATGGGTTGAAGCTGGAAAATTATTACCAAAACATAATTGGGATGGAGAAGTTTTCAAAACAAATATTGAATTCTCAAAAGTAATAGTCGGTCTTGAATTACCAGAGGATATTATAGGAAAAGATGAAAAAAACTGGAAACTTCTTGACTATTCTATGGAAACTCCAAAAAATAGAGAAAAAATGTTAGCATTTTGTAGAGTATTAGGATTCATTTTATCTGATGGAAGTATAAGTAAATATTTAGGATCAAAAACTGAAAATGAATTATTAAGTTGCAAAGTGTGTATAGGAACTTTACTAGACTCAAAAAATTTTGTAAATGATATTAAAATTCTTACCGGACAAGAACCAATGATTAGTTACAATGAAAGAGTAGAAATAAAGGGAAATGTTTTTAATATTCATGTTCCCAAAATACTAGCAGATAAAATAATATTGATAGATGGAGTATTAATAGGAAAACGAACTCATCAACCATTTACTCTACCAAGTTTTATTTTTGAACCAGATTGCCCTTTATCGGTTGCGAGAGAATTTCTCGGTGGTTTATTTGGCGGAGATGGAACTAGTCCATCATTATCTGTTTCTCATCCATCATTTTCACCAGTTGAATTTGGTATATCAACAATTGAAAAGTATAAAAATGACATGTTTGATATTATGAATAAATTAATTATACTCTTAGAAAGATTTGATATGAAGTTTTGGCTCAGAGAACCTAGACTTTCAAGAGAAAGAGAAGAATTATTACCAAAAGATATAAAAGAAAATCCAAGATGGGAGTATTTGATAACAACTAATAATTGTTTTTCTTTGTTATTTGCACAAAAGATAGGTTTTAGATATTGTTCAGATAAAAGTAACAAACTTACAGTTGCGGCATCTTATCAAAGATATTCAGATAATGTTAAAAAACAGCATATAGATATTGTATTAAAAGCTTCTGAAATGTTTGACTTACATGATAAACATTATAAAACGAAATATATTTTAGAAAAAGCAAGGAAAGAAATATATGAAAATGAAATTCCTTTACATGAATATTTTTCTTTGTCTAAATGCACTGATGTTTATAACTATAGAGCTAAACCTCATACTTTAGAAGGATTTAAACTATTACAAAAATATTTTCCTACAGCAAGGGAATACTCGCAAATGACTGGGTGTGATCATTGGTTTTCTGAAGAGCAAAAATCGAAGAAAATTTATTCACTTGAACGCGATCAAGAATCAAATCCATGTCTATATATTGATGTTGTTGATGTGAGATATGATGGGGTTGATGATGTATATGATATCATAGATGTGCCTAATCAATCATTTATTGCAAATGGTATTGTAGTGCATAACTGCACAACCTTCATGGGTAGAACAAATATTGAAATCGTTGCAAAAACAATTGTGGAAGAGTATAAAGGAGAATTAGTGTATGGAGATACGGATTGTGTTTTAGCAACAGAACCAGTTTTAGTAATGAATGACGGAATTGTAGATTATAAAACTGTTGAAGAGTTAAGTGATGGGATTTGGACTAGAATTAATCCTAATAAAGAAATTTCAAATGTTAAAAAAGGATTGATGGTATGGAGTGATAATGGATTTACAAATATTATCAATGTTGTAAGATGTGGAGTAAAAAAACCTTTGAGTAGAGTTTTGACTCATATAGGTGTTATCAATTGTTCTAATGAACATTCTCTTTTAACTGATGATCTAAAAAGTGTAACACCATTAGATATTAAGATTGGTGATAAATTATGTGTATCAGAATTACCTTTACCTTCAGACACACCTAAAAACCCAGTTTATAATAATAAAGTTGCGGTCAAAACAATAGAAGATTACGTTATACCTAATGTTAACTTTAATGGTTTAACTGCTGAATTGTCTTTTGTTTGGGGATTATTTTATGCAGATGGCTCGTGTGGACAATATTTATCTAAAACTGGATATAATAAGTCTACGTGGGCTATAAACAATCAAGATAATAAACTTTTGAATAGAGTTTGTTGTATATTGAAAAAACATGAAAATTCTCTTGATTTTAAAATTCTTGATACAATGGAATCTTCGAGCGTTAATAAGTTAGTAGCCATTCAATTTTCTAAAAAACTAGAACATAGAGGAACAATTGTAAATTTTGTTGATAGATATCGTAATCTTTTTTATGATTCTAGAAAATATAAGAAAATTCCAACAATTATATTTAATGCACCATTCGGTATTCGTCAATCTTTTTATATGGGATATCATGCTGGTGATGGAAGTAGAAAAGATCCAGCTCTTTGTTTAAGTAATAAAGGTGCGATTGGCTCAGCAGGATTGTTTTACTTATTAAGAAGTATTGGATATCAAGTGAGTGTAAACACAAGAGAAGACAAACCTCATATATATAAACTTACAGGATCTACACCTGAAAAAGGAATGCGATATATAAAAAATGCTGTTAAAAAAATAATAACGTATAATGGAAATGAAGACGATTATATTTATGACATACAAACCGAAAATCATCATTTTGCAGCTGGTGTGGGACAACTAGTTGTTCATAATTCAAATTATATTCATTTTCCACATTTAAAAAATAAAACAGCTTCCGAAGCATGGGATTATGCACTGGATGTCGCTGAAAAGATTTCAAGCCTATTTCCAAGGCCAATTAAACTCGACTTCGAGGAGGCCCTATACGAACGCTTCTTTATACTTACCAAAAAAAGGTATATGTACAAAGCCTGTGGACAGGATGGAATAGTTTCGAACAAAATAGGGCGTCGAGGTGTACTTCTGAATAGAAGAGATAGTAGTGTATTTGTTAGAAATCTTTATGAGAAAGTTGTGACAAAAATAATGGATAGAGAAGATCGTGATGAGATTCTTTATTTTATTTTACAAGAAATAAATAGACTTTGCTCAAACTCAATTCCATATAAGGATTTTGTTGTAACTAAATCAGTTGGAAATACAAACAATTTTATAGAATCCGATGATAATTGTAGAATTGAAGGCGAATCAATACTAGAACATTATATTGATGAAAAAGGTAAAGAAAAGATAAAAATAGGTGATTATATAGCTCCAAAATTACCAAAAGATCCTAAAGAAAGAGAAAAACAGTTTAAATTAAAAGATGCTCGAACAATAAAGGAATATTATGAAAGATGCTTACCAGCACAAGTTCAATTGGCTGAAAAGATGAAAAGACGTGGTCAGCTAGTTCAGACTGGATCGAGATTGGAATTTCTAGTCACAGATATAGAGAATCATACGGCAAAACAGTATGAAAAGTTAGAAAGTATGGAATATTTTCTAGAGCATAGTTCTTTTCTCACGGTAGATTTCTTTTACTATATAAAAATAGCGATAAATTCAATTGATGAGATATTGAATATAGCATTTTTAAAGAATGACGGAAGATATTCTAAACCGTTTAAAAAAGATTTCGTAAAAGAACAGTATATATTTAGATATAAGAAGAGACGAGCGGTGATAGAACAGATAAAGAATTTATTTAAACCAAAGATAAGTATAGGATGAACCTAATCATGAAAAATTAAATGTCTTTACAATTAAAAATGTTATTATATATGACATTTTTAATTGTAAAGGGGGTGAATAGTTTTCACCCCCTTTGATGATAAGCCCAAATAACGGGTAAGAAGGTGTTTTTTTTATTAGGAGGGATTATGAGGGTTATTTGTTTATGTACCTCACGTGTAATATCATTTAATAGTAATTGATTTCAATTAATTACATTATATCTAGCAGTATCTAACACGGTAGGAAATTCAGTTTCTCAACAAATAATAACTTTAGATTAATATATTTTTAATGGTTTTAGAAGTAATTTTTTGGAATAAAAATATTATTTTTATTTATTATATAATAATTATATAATAAATGGGAAATGTTGTACAAGGATTAAATAATGATGGTGAAAATAGTCAATTGTTTTTAGGTAATTACCATAATGTAGGGTCAACTACTGCAAATTTCACAAGTGGTAATGTAAATTTTTCAGGAACAGGACAGAATATAGATTTTAAGGGAACTGAACAAACAGTTACTTTTGGATCAGGAGTAAAAGTAGTATATAATACTCAACCAAGTTTTTCAAAAGGTGTTAATTTTACAGATTCTAATAATATTACAGTTGGCGGAACTCAATTATTTCAAAATGGATTACTAAATCCAATATTAATACCAAGTGATCTTCCTGTAAAAACGATAAGTGATTTTACCAACCTGTCCGCAACTGGAACAATTAATTCAAATAATTTAATTACAACAGGATATTCACAAGCCGCGAATACTTTATATGTAGGAACAGGTCCAAAGGGATACGAAGATTCTCCTTTTAAAGTAGATAATAATGGTGATTTAATTACTTCAGGAAAAGTGTCAGCTTCGTCAGTTTCTGCAATAAATTTATACGGAAACGTAACAGGAAATGTAACAGGTGATCTATCCGGAAACGTTAATGGTGATAACATAAAGGCTAACTCAATTACTGGTAAAGTTTTATATGGTTCATTGGTAGGAGATGTTTCTGGTAATTTGATTGGAGGTGTTAAAGGTAATCTGATTGGAAATGTAACAGGAGATGTTTCTGGTAATCTTATTGGAAATGTAACAGGAGATGTTAAAGCAAAAGTTGTTTCTGGAGGAACTATTTCAGCTACAAATGGTTTATATACAAATGCAGTTGGTTCAGCAAAATCTGGTCCTTCAGGTGGTTTACAAATTTCTGGTCAAAACAATTGGATTATAGGTGAAAACTCAAGCGGAAACTTATGTTTTTATAATACATATAGCGGTTTAGACAATTCAACTACAACCCCATTCTTTTGTATTAGTGCAACAGGATATTTGGAAAAAGGAACTGCTTAATCGATATTTATTTCAACTTAAAAATTAGGTAGGTTATAAAGTAAAAAATTATGACTAATTTAAAAAAATTAAGATTGGATTTTGATCGTAATAATTTAGAATACAATATCAATTCAACAAATATTATTTCATCTCAAATAACATTTGGATTAAAAAATATAGGTTTGTTATTAATTGGAGGTTTTGGAACTCGTTTCGATAATAATATTAAAAAACAATTGTATTTGTACAATTCAACCCCTTTATTTCTTTATTCTTTAAGAATATTAGTAAATACTTTAAATTCAATTGTAATAGTTGTGAATAGTGAATGTTTAGATGAAATAACAAAAATTATATTAGAAAGTGATTTATTAAATAAAGAAAATATTTATACGATTACTAACGATATAGGTGATAGATTGGAATCAATAGAAACAGGTTTACATTTTATAAGTAAATATTTATCAAAAGATGTAGAAAATTTGGTAATTCATGATGGTTCAAGGCCATTTATAAAAGAAAAACATGTAAATAATTTATTATCTGTTATGAAAAAAGATGATATTTTTTATAGCCAGTATTATTTAAATTTGACTAATGGATTGCTTAAGCGTGACAATGAAAATTATGAAGAAGTGAATAGAGACGATTTTATTGAAATCTGTACACCTATTTGTGTAAATTTTGGTTTATTTTCATTTCTTTTTTCGAATTATATAAAAAAAGAAAGGCGAATATGTTGGGAAGTAATACCTTTATTAGATTTATTAAAAATTAAATATGAACTAATAAAAGGAAGTTCTAAAAGTCTTCAAAAAATAACAACAAAAGATGATTTAGAAGATATTGTTTAAATATTTTACAATATTATGAATTTTTATATTATTTATAAAGGTATTATATAATAAAAGTCTTTCGTTGTTATTAGTTGTGTTTTTAAATCTATCTTGTAAGATTTGAAGTAATTCTATAAAATTTTCGCAATTTTCATTATTATCAGGATCATTTATAACAAATGCCAGACCAAAATCAATGAAATGAAGTTTTGAATTTTTATTTAATATATTTTTTATATTAAATTCGGGGTAGTATATTTGTTTATTATTTAATTCTGTAAAGATGTCTGTAATTTGTTGTTTCCAATCTGAAGGTAAAACAAAATTAGTATATAATGATTCACCTAAATATTTTATATATAATATTTTATTGTATACATCATATGAAATCAATGTATTATTTTTTTTACATATATCTAATTCCTTATCATAAATTAGGTTTGAATCTTCGTGATTTTTAATATTCCATCTAAATTCATTGTGATATGATTTTAAAATTATATTATTTTTTTCTAGAATATAAGTGTGAGCAGTAGATCCATAATTATAAGCTTTAATTTCACAACCAAAAATTTTATCAATCTGATTATGATATTTTTGAAAGGATCTTATAGTATTTATTATGTTATTTGTAAGAGATAATGAAACTAGTTCAGAATGAATACCTTTTTTACTACATCTTATTACGATTTCTATTGATTTAAATAGTTGATATAAGTAAGAATCGTTATTGATTTCTTTTTTATTATCATATTGTGCTTTTATGAAGGAATTATTATTAGATTCAAAATTAAAAGGATTACTTATGAAAGAATATAAGACATCAAATAATATATTTTCAATAATATTTTTATTACGAGTTTCGTTTTCAGGTAATTCGATGTTTATAAAGTTATCTAATATATTCTGAATAATTATAATATGTGTTCTTAGAATAGAATAGTTTGGAGAATTGAAAATAACATGTAAATTATTTTGTGTATTTGTAGAAATATTGCGCTGATAAACGGTTTCAACGATGTTATAAATATTTAAAATTTTATGAAGGTTTGAAGTTAAAACATCTACTTGATCTGTAATAGGATATAAATTTTTGAATAAAGTTTCCATACAACTGTTTCTGACTATGTAAAATTGTCCTGAATGAAAATCATCTACAAATTTATAATAAGGTCTATCACCATAATTATAATTTTTTGGTGCTGAGTTTAAACAAATGATATCCCAATCATTCGGTATTAGTGGTAAATATTTTTCAATATTTTCGGTATTTGTAATTGAAATATCATCCTCAACTATTATAGTGTAATCATTGAAATTTTTATAACCGTAAATCAATGATCTAACATGACTACAATAACAAGCAAGCGGTCCATCTTGTATATGAATATTTAGATCATCAACTTCTGAAAATTCATTTATTTTTACAGGAAGCGAAGTTATGTCATTGTTAAAATTTTGTAAGAAATGCAAAATATTATTTAGATCTTTAACAAATTCATTTCTTTCTTTCCAATATGTTGCTTTTAGGTGAAAAAAATTGGATAATGTTATTTTTTTGAATTCCTTAACACTTCTTGAATATCTTTCTGAATCTTTTTCAATATTTATTAGAATACAATTTGAATTATTATCTGAATTATTTTTAAAAAAGTTGTTTTTAATTAAATTTTGAAGATTTATTTTCTTATCAGAAATAACAGATGCATTTTCTTCGTAGACAAGTAATTTAGCATCGACTCCCTTTTTTATATTGTCATGAAACATTTTTTTTATTTAGAAGTTTTTTTCTTTATATATTCAAAATATTCTTCGATTGTAATCATATATTGTTTTGGAATACCAAATTCTTTTTTATGATTCCAATTCGACGATTTTAATATTTTCATATAATCTTTTCCATAATTTTTTGATAGAAAATAATCAGGATTTCTTGGGATAGAAATATTTAAATTGTTAAATTCTGTTCTTTGACTAGGGAAAAATTCTTCAATATCCCAATCTTTTTCAAAGAAACGAATATATTTTCCATCTTCTGAATAATTAAAAATAAAAAGATCTATGAAAGGCCAGTAATAAGAATCTTTTTTATTTAATAAATGATTTGACCATATTTTAAAATTATTTAAGTCGATGACCTTATCCTTGAAACAAGTTTTAATAAGATCA